GCTAAAGCAGCTACAAAGGCAAATATGCGCGTAAGCCTAATTCGCTTTACTCAAAGGCTTTCGGCAGATTGCATCCGTTAAACTACGAAATCACAGATTTCTTGTTTATCGTAAGTACGGCTCCTATGTCGCCTACTCCTTGGCCGCGTGGGGTCCCTACTCGCTGTCTCACGTATTCAACACAATAGTCGGGGCGTCTTCGCTCGTGGGACTGCACTTTGCGCGCAGATTCACAAGCGACATGGTGTAAAGCGTGTTCCAAAAGCCAAACTTGGGGTATGCGGGGTTTGCCTTGGTCTTCATGCACGTTCCGTAGACGAGAATCTGCTCTGCGTAAGGCATTGGGATGATGGAGCGGTCTTCTTTTTCGTCCATGGAATCCTTCGCGCTGCCCCCGGCGTCCAGTGCAAGCTGTGAAGAGTTATAATACACCGTTAACTCACGCGGATGTGCGGTTTTGCCGAAAAGAATCTTGTCGTTGAAGTAACCGTAAGAGTTTTGAGGGGGCGAACCATGGTAAAAGCTTTCGTGGTCAGGTATGAAGGTAAGTCTGTTTTTCCCGTCATAGACCTTTGTTATCTGCCCCGTTATGCCCTGCTCGGCCTCGGATGTGTCCGCATCAAGCTTTATAAGCGTCTTTTTTTCGAGGAAAGACCAGTTGAAGGCCGTGCAAACATCGACGTTCACGCGGTTTATGTTCTCCAAAATGCGCAGGTGCTCTGTTTTGAAGATGTTTTCAAAGAGCACAACAGGCCTGTAGTTGAGCTCCAGCATAACTTTGTTGAATATTTCAAAATAGTTCATAAGACCTCCGGCCTTTTGAAGCTCTCACTCGCAAATTTGAAAGCAAGCTTTCTGCTTTGGCTCGTTCGTTTTTTCATAAGACCTCCGGCCTTTTGAAGCTCTCACTCGCAAATTTGAAAGCAAGCTTTCTGCTTTGGCTCGTTCGTTTTTTTTTCATAAGACCTCCGGCCTTTTGAAGCTCTCACTCGCAAATTTGAAAGCAAGCTTTCTGCTTTGGCTCGTTCGTTTTTTCATAAATAAATTTCTCCTTAAAAAGCGATAATTTACAACCATTACTTATTCTTTTTAGGCAAAAAGAACGTAACCTTAAATTGTTCAGCCGTGAAGCCATGTTCTTTTTAGGCACTCCGCCTGTGCAATCAGAGATTGCTTCTCTCGCTGTCTCACTAACGTTCGACGGCCGCTCGCAACGGCGGCTATTAATGAGCTCTGCGGTTACGAGCTCGCCGCTCGCACCCTGCGAGCCCCTAGCTTACGCATGTCTCACGTGTTTAAATTTCACGTAACAGTCCCCCCTCAAAAACCCGTCAATTTCGCCCTTTACAAGCATTTCCCTGATATGCGGCATTCCCTGAAGGTTAAAATCGGCGTTCACGCCCGTGATTTCAAACTCCTGAAGGGTTTTGAGGTTGGTCATAGTCCAACAGGCGTTTTTAGAAAAAATCTCCTGTTCGCCCGCCTTCTTAATGTCCGTTATATCAGCCCCTTTAGCCTTTTTGCCCGGGGCTTTCAGTTTTTTGATGCGCTCCTCAATTTCCTCGTTTATAGCCTTCTGCGAAGGCAGGTTCAGGCTCAAAAGCGCCTCGTGGTCTTTTTTTTCACTCATCGTTATTCCTTACTAAATGCGTAAGCCCGAAGCCCACAGGAGCCGAATTTACTCATTCCCTGCGGCCGTTTAATTACCATGATTCCCCGCGGGGGAGTTTTTGTACGGCTTGCGGGGGCGGCCTTTCGGTTTCGCTCACGATGCTGCCCTGTGACCCGCCGCCTAAAGACTTTCGCGGATTGTTTTTTACCCCTCGTCATCTTAATTATCGTTGACACAGCCTCAAAAAAAATGGTATAATTTTCTTGTGGACAAGTTTTATAGTAGTTCGTTGTTGAATTTTCTCGCGTTGTTTGGTTGGATAAACGCCCTGATTGAGCTGTTTTATTTTGTATACTCCGCCGCAAACCACGCGCACGGCGCGCTTAGCTACAACATCGCGACCCACAACTTCCTAAGGCACACCGTCAGCCTTTTTCTCATTTACATGAGCATTGTAATACTCGTCTTCTGGTGTCAAAGGTTCAGACCCTTTAATGAATGTGCTTTTGGCTTTCCTTATGAGAAAATCAAGCGCCGTGACTTGTTTTACGTGTTCTTCTACGGCGGTTTAACCTTTATGGTAGTGCCTTTCGCCATTCTTATTTCAATGGCATCGTAAATACACGCGTCACTCGTCAGGAATAATCTCCTTAAACTCAATCCCCACAAGGGCAAAGTCGTCCCCGATTTCCTCTCCGGAGATGTGGAGCTGCACGGAAGTGTTTGAGTCGAAAATCTCCGTTTTGTAGGCTTCTTCGATGGGGTCAGCCCAGTTAAAGGAGTGCTTGTCGTCTCCCCACAAGCTTTTGAAGTAGTCCTCTTCGTCGAGTGCTTGCCACACAAGGCAATCAGGCTGAATGGTGTCCACCTGCTCAATGTCAAAACTTTCAGAGGACACATAGTCCTTGGAAACAGCGAATTTAAAACGGTTTTCGTGGCTCTCGTCAAAAATAAAATTCATGTCTTCAATGATTTTGCGTGTCGAGGGCTGCCCAAGATGGAAGAACGGGGTCGAAACATTGAACTTGATTGCTTTTCCGTTAAAAGTGTTTCCCGTGTTCTCAACGAAAACTTCGCCCTCCGCGCTCGCCGTGTACACTTTGTCGAAAACGTTTGCGGCGCAGCTGATTTCATACGGTATCACCCTCTTAAGCCAAGCCCCGCAATAGCAATCATAGATTAAAATGTTGTTAACGCTTGTGTAGCCTGAAAAGGGAAGGAAGAGCCAAATTTTATTTTTGGTCTCTTCCGACAGAAGAATAGTATTTTGGAGTTTAAAGTAGTCAATTTTTTCAAAGTATTCTTGAATCGGTGCGGCTATGTTCGCCCCGAGGCTTATCTGGGAAAGGTCTCCTGCTTGTTCAAGCGTGAAAACACCGCCCCTGTTTACGAAGTACTGTTTATTGTTGTAGGTTAATACCGCGTTTTGCGAAAAAACTCCTTTGTCCGCAAACCTTGCAATGGCGAATGTATCGGGGTCTGTGCCGTTCAAAAGCCAGACGCCGTCTTCTTTGTAGATAGCAAGACAGGCAATATACTCTTTGAGAGCAAGTATCTTAGAGGTGCTGCAGTGAAATTTTTCAATGTAGCCCGCGTCTTCGGAAGATTCCCAATCGTCAAACCTGCCCAGAGCACTGAAATACAAGACTGCGCCGTCGCCTATCCATATTCTGCTTGCGTAAACACAAAGCGATATGGAGCAAACGTCCTTGCCGTTCGCTTTTTTAAGTTTGAGGCTTTTGGCTTCGGTGCTTTTCGGTGTCTCAAAGAAAATTCCACCGTTCGTATCGGTACAAATGACGACGCCGTCAAGAAAGTATGCAAATGAAACGGCGGAAACGGTATTATCTAGTGAACATATCAACTGTGGAGTTGAAAAAGTGTTTGCATACTTGTAAATTTTGCCGCTCTCGGTCACAAAGACAAACTCTGTGCTGTTTTTGGGGTATTCAAACATACCGACGATTTTTTCCTCGTCTTTGAGTTTGAACAAAAGTACGTTGCCTTTTTGTCTGCAAATACCTTGGTTTTTCAATATTTCGACATTGGAAGCATCGTCCCAGTACAGCTTTTTAACGTCTGAACCGAGAGCAATCTTTGTGCGGCTTGTGTTTATGCCGCCTTGCAGGTTGTAGAAAAAATCTTTCATTGTTTCCTTAAAAGTTTTCAGGGTCAGTAGCCTAAGCGTTTGTAATACCAACGCACTTTATTTCTTATGTACTCGCTAATCTCGTCAGGGTAAAGGTTTGGCTCAAAGGGCAGGTAGGTTATGTCTATTTTCCCTGCGCTTGAGCTTCGCGGCAGCTCTAAACCCACTTCCCTGTGCGTTTTCACGTGGTCTTTGTCTATAGGAATTTCGTACTTTCTGCACAAAAGCGCGCAAATCTTAAAAGTACTCTCCGCTTGGATTTTGGTCAACGGAAAATCGCCAACTTCGATGGGCGAGCGGTAACCGTGCATGCCACACATGCAAACGCCGATAGAGCCTGTGTTTTGACCTCCTGTGTGCGCCGCGTAAAAACCGTCGCGGCAGTCCAGATTGTCTTCAGGTGCATATTTGCCCGCGTGGCATTTGCCCTTGTCGTCTATAAGATAGTGATAGCAAGCTTTTTCGTGCGCGTTTGGCTTGTAAGTGCCCGCGCTCCAGTGTAAAATTATTCTCTTCATTACTCCCCAACGGTTGAATGTGTTTACGATAAACCGGTTTATCACATTTACCGCCTGTCAAATCAAAGATTACCCCCTTCGCTACGCTGCTAAGCAGCTACAAAGGCAAATATGCGCGTAAGCCTGATTCGCTTTGCTCAAAGGCTTTCGGCAGATTGCATCCGTTAAACTACGAAATCACAGATTTCTTGTTTATCGTAAGTACGGCTCCTGTGTCGCCTACAGGCAGCGTGTGCCTTGAAGCAGCTTTCCGCAGCTCTGTCCTTCTTTGTTTAGCCAAAAAAGTATAGCGCTCGAGCGGTTTTGAACTTTAAACTTTGTGTAAATGTTTGCCAGATGCGCGTGTACGGTTCTGACCGAAACCCCCATCTGGGATGCGATGCTTTTGTCGTCCAAACCTGTTACAAGCAGTGATATGACTTGATTTTCCCTGGTTGTAAGTTTCATTTCCCTTCCTTTGCAGCGTTAACTTCACTCGGAACATCGGCCTTTAGCCTTGTTACACAAGCATTTGTCATAAGTGTCAGGCTTCAAGCCTGCTTTGTCTGCTGAATTACGCCGACTGCGGCGCGGATGTTCTCCTTTAACCGTGAGGCTCTGCCCCGTTGTAACCCATTCACCCGGTAAAAAATTTACGTTGTTCGTTTCGTTATAACAATTTTCCGGTTTTAGAAAAATGGGGCCTAAGCCCCACAAGACTTTGGGTCTTTAGGGTATTATCCCAAAAGGCAATACCCTAAACAATTACCCGATGTGATAATATAATCAAAGGAATTTTTGTGTTAAAATGCGCCCTCTTGGTGCTTTTTCTCGGTACTTCGGCTCCTGTTCTCGCCTACAGCCCCTCACAGTGCGCGTTTCGCGCTTGGCAAAATTTGCCCCCGGGTTATCCCACTAAAGGAATAAGGATTCTTGTAGGGAAAAACCCTCATTCCCTTAAGCGGCTTGGAAAAACGATTTTCTTTTCTTTAAAATCAACAAAACACAAGGTGTTTGGTCTTTTTGATTCCTGAACAGCGGCTCCACATAAACTTTTGCGGCCGTACAATGTTCGAAAAATATCAAAACAAATTGTCAATTTTTTAAAGAATTTTGATGCTTCCGTCTTGCGTGAAACACCGAATTTAAAGCATTTTTCTCTCATACTGACTTACACATTTTAAACTGGTTTGCACTCTGTTAAGGTTTTGTTTTCGTAAACCCGCCCTAACCGTTCTATTGTGATAATAGCAGGATTTATTAATTTGTATATTAGTAATTTTACCTAGGTAATTTTACCTAACCCAAAACAGGTTTTCCTTGATATATAAGGGTTTTCGGGAGTAAGTTTACAGAGCGTATTTTTTATAGTTTTGTATCAGTTTTGAAAAACCTTTTTTTAAAATTCCAAAAGTTTACACATTTTTTTCCGAAAAATTCCAGAAGTTTGTTTTCTCAAGCCGTGTTTTTTTAAACATTTCACAAAATCGTTTACAGTAAGCCTTTCCGATATTTTCCAACAATTTCCTGTCATTTTTCACGCCTTTTTTTCGCCTGTTGGCGGCTCGGCTCACGCCTCTTCCCGAAAATTCTCTATCTCAAAATCCAGCGTATACAAAAAATCTTCAAACTTATACTTTTCAATCAAACTCCTTGCTATCTTTGACTTTTTAAGCCAAAAAGCAGGCATCGACTTTATCCACACATACGCATCCTCATAAGAATAATCCAAAGGGTTAAAACCCTCTTCCCTTATGCGTTCGCGCTCCTTTAAAAGCTCCCTTGTCTCCTCAACAGACGGCACAGCCTTCCCCCCGTCTTGCAGCGCCGCCTTAGCACTTCGCCCTTTTTGAAAAAAAGAAAAATCCCTTTTATTTTTTTGTTCAGTATTATTTGTTAGACCGACATTTTGACGGACCTCACAACAGACATTTTGACGGACCCCCGCGGACATTTTGTCCGAACTCTTCCCCTGCGCCTTGAAAGATAGGATATCAGCGAGATTCAAATTTATTAGCGAGAAAAACTTCTCGCTAAAGCGGTAATGGTTGACCTTTCTGGTCTCATAATCTATCAAACCCTTGCCCTTAAGCTCTTTTACAGCCCTCGCCGCCGACTTTTCGCTTATACCGAGCTTCTTAGCAACAGTAGCCTGAGAAGGAAACATAGTCTTATTCTTGGGGTTATAGTGCGTGCAAAGCGCGTA